TTAGTTTTGACCCCCCTCGGGTTCATATTTTCGAGCCGGTTCGGCCCGAGAAGATTTGGTTCCTGCTTTGCGCTTGTCCTTGAGTCGATAGCTTTCACCTGTCATCTGCACGATATGGGCATGATGTAACAGCCTGTCCAGCATGGCCGCTGTCAGTGTTTGATCATCCGCAAAGGTTCCGGCCCACTGGGTAAACGGCAAGTTACTCGTGAGGATCAGGCTGCCTTGCTCGTAGCGCTTGGCGACAACATTGAAGAACAGGTTGGCTTCATCACGACCAAACGGCAGGTAGCCGATTTCATCGATGACCAACAACCCAGGGGCCATCACCACACGACTGAAGTATTCCTTGAGCCGTTCCTGGCGGTGCGCAGCGGTCAGTTGCAGCATCAAGTCAGCCGCCGTGACGAAGCGGGTTTTGATACCGGCCATCACTGCCCGGTAGGCCAGGGCGATAGCCAGGTGGCTCTTGCCTACACCACTAGGCCCCAGGAACACGATGTTCTCGGCACGTCCAACAAAACTCAGTGCTGCCAGCTCCTGGAGCTGTGCCCGGGGGACGCCGGTGGCAAACGCGAAGTCGTATTGCTCCAGCGTTTTCACAGCGGGCAGCGCGGCAGTTTTCAGCAGGGCCTGTCGAGAGCGTTCACTTCGGGCATCGGTCTCGGCAGCCAGCAGCTTTTCGAGGAAGTCGGCAAAGCTGTCTTCGCCGCTTGCTGCTTGTTGGGCCAGGTGCGGCCAGTCCACCCCGACGCGCTCAAGCTTTAGCCCCTTGCATAGTTCTGTCAGGCGAGCATGTTGAAGGTTCATGCTCTCACCTCCAGCAGTTGCTCATAAACCGACAGCGGATGCTGCAAGCTCTCGTACGGCAGGACCCGTCCCAGGCGTAGGCCTTGGGCGGGTTGCGGGCGCAGGCTCTGTGTTGGCAGTGGTAATAGTACCTGCTGCTCTTGGGCCAGACGTACCGCCGGTTGAACACCCGTCGTGCCGTGAATCCGCTGATGAGCGACTTCGTCGAGCCATTGGCCGATATGTGCGTTGGCCGTCACCACATCCAGCGTCAGACCCGCACTCTTGAGCGTAGCGGCCAACGGGGTAATGAAACTGCCCTTCAGATACCCGTTGAAGCGCTCAACCTTGCCCTTGGTCTGGGCACGGTAAGGGCGGCAGACCTTGGGAATAAAACCAAACTCATCGGCCAGCGCAGCCAATCGGGGATGCCAACGGTGCTGGCCCTCCCCAAAAGCATCTCGCTCGGTGATGATGGTTCCGGCGTTATCAAACAATGCCTGCTCGGGCACGCCGCCAAAGTAAGCGAACGCCTCCCGAAGCCCTGTCAGCCAGGCTTCGCTGTCCTCTCGCTCGGAGAAACGGACAAAGCTTGCTCGACTAAAACCAAGTGTCGCCACGAACGCCTTAAGCGGCTGACGGCCTCGTCGAATGGTGGTGAAGTCCACCTGTATCTGCTTGCCGGGCAGTGTCTCGAAACGTACCACCGGCTCTTCTGCCTTACGTTTGAAGGGGCGAATATAAGCCTTCAGACGACTGACGCCGCCGCTGTACCCCAATGCCGTGATCTCACGCAGCAGGACGGTCGCCGGAATCCAGTGTGGGCGCGCCGCCTCAATACGCTCGTGCAGGTAGTCCTTGAAGGGGTCGATTTTGCACGGACGTGCGGGTCTCACCTTGTCACTGGGTAGCGACCGGGCCTTTCGCAGGTACTTGCGCACGGTGTTACGCGAAATACCCAGCTCACGGGCGATGAATTTGATGCCATGGCCCTGACGGGCCAACACTTTAATTTCCACAGACTGCTCCTGGGTCAACATATTGGCAGCTCAAAGCCGCCAGTTTTACCCAGGGGGGTCAATTCTAGGTTGGCGTTAGGGGGTCATTTTTACAGTGGCGGTGACAGTCACTGACCAGATCGCGTTGTCCCGCCATCGAGTTTTCCTCCTGAGGGAGTTGAATCGAACCAGGAGCATGGCGCTTCGTTCGGCGATCTATGACCAGCTCGCCCATTTTTCTGCGCTGCTCTGCATGCCGATACCTGCCCTCGATACCATTGGCTTGCCCGAACAATCAGCTGAGGACGCATTGATTCCCTTCTGGTCAGCACTCGACCTGCTGGATGGCAAAGGCGAACAGTACAACCATTCGGCGGCACCCGAGTCGTTGCTCGCGATCAACTTCAAAGATCTGCAATCACGTCTGGACAAGCATGGTTGCGGGCTACAGATCGACTCATCTCTCCGCAGATTCCTAACCGAGTCCGTTAAGCCGAAATTCGTCGAGGCCAACAAGAACGTGGCCAGCGTTTTATTGAAGAAAACAGTCAGGTGCATGGTTTTTCAAGCCCGTGAGTAACTGTGTAACGCAGTGAAACCTCCAAACTGACTCACAAGCCTTGTCGCTCAGGGCTTCCAGCCCATCCACTGCGAACGGGGCTGTGACCGAAATCGGTGTGCAATTTGATCGCACCCTGATTTCGAAAACCCTGGCCTCAGGGTCTTTTTTAGTTTTTCACCCAACGAAACCGGGGGCTTCTGCACGGAGCTCCTGAATGCCTTTCCAAGGTCCACAGTGCAATCCCACTGCATTCCTCTGCAAAACTTTGCACTCTGTGAAATGGCTGATCAGCCGCAAAGGCCCACGGCCCGCTTGGGCTTGAAGGGCCATTGCACCGCATCGAGATTTGCAAAAAAAACGGACGCGAAGCCCGTCGGCGGGAGGGGGATAAGTGCTTTTCCCGAAGCTTTTTTATTCCTGAGCAAATTTTGTCGTCCATGATTTTCTGAGTGCACTCAGTCATTTCATCGGAAAGCGCTGGAAAAGTACCGTACCTGAACATACTGTTTGTACATACAGTATCTTTGAGAGTGTCCCCCCATGACCACCTCGATCACGGAGAAGCAAGCAGCAGTGGCGAAATGGGCTTCGCTGCTCAACGACAGCACAGCATTGCTTGCAACTCCAGGCGTCCACCACAAGATTTTGATCAAGCGTGCGGGCGAGCTACATAGCTTGCAGATCGTCAGTCCAGAAGAGTTCAGTGACATGCTGGAGCTCGCTGACGGTGCTTTGGCCTATGCGATTGAGGCTCAGTTGGACCTTCCGGCACTAGATGGTGGTTCGTGATGCATGTCCTGGTCGTTCCAATGAGGCGCGAAGGTGTGGCACTGAAACCAAAGGAAAGGGATTGCTACCAGGCTATCAAGGGCAACGTCATCGTCAGATCGGCCCACTGTGAACACCTCGGCAGGTATTCCAATATTGCCTGGCTCGATGCAGGTATGCACAAAGAGGGCAAGCGGTTACCGGATCTGCTGGACGTCACACTGGCTACGATGGCTCACAACGGCTTCGTTTTGAGTGGGATTGAATACGTCGACGGCTGTGCCTATGCTCAGTCATGGTGGTGCAGGCATCAGTGATGCGAAATATAGACACAAACAGGCTATGCGCATGCTCCTACATAAAAATTAGGCACCCAATAAATTTAAGGCTTCTTTTTTAGGTACTAAACATGAATATATTTGAGATAACTGTCCCGGGGATGTCTTTGGATTATGAAGACAGAGACTGGTGTCGGAATGTCGAAAACCTTTTACGTGGTCTTCGCTCAGAATTTTCTAAGGCGAACTGCGCTCTTATTCTGTTTGATCAAACGACACAATCTGAATGGGATTTTGAGACAGCAAAAGCTAGGTGGCAAGCGGACCGCACTCGAGTTAGCGATCTTGTGAGTTCGACGACTCAGGACAGAACATTCACTTATGATCACGATAAATATCAAGATATTTACCTTCAGGCCCAAACAATCGTAAAGAGAGAGCACTGGGCCTCTGGAGAGTTACCTAAAGAATTTGACTCTCAATTACCCTCCATCTACGCACAAACCTTTGTTTACGCTCTTGATTCATTTGAAAAGCTTTTGGGTGTCATATCAAAAATCGAGAAAATTCCCGAAGAAATCTCCAACTTTCATAAGGAAATTACTGAAGTATTTCCGCACCTTCGAGAGGTCCGGAATTCTGCGCATCATATGGAGGACAGATTACGTGGACTAGGACGAAACAATAAAACTATGGATCTGAAGCCATTTGATACTGGGCCAGGGGGGATAGTGAGCCTTGGTAACGGGTTAGTGTTAAACAACCTCACTGATTCATCGTATGGGTATACCATGGCCGATGGATCATTTGGTGATGTTTCTATCACACCTCAGTCCATGGCAGCTCTTCAAGATATACTTACACGAACCTTGAATACATTCCGGTGGACTGGCCCGAAGGTACACCACCCAAGTTAGTACTTAGCCCTACTTATTAAGCAATAACAAAGGAGGACTGACAACCCAAATACAAAGTCAACTTAGCTTCGAGCTGTAACCAACTTTAATTTATTTGCTAACAGCGTCGCCCTGGTTGCGCCAACTGTAAAAGTGGATTCGTTGTTTGGGACTGGCGATACTCCATGAGTATGGGCAGCAAGCTGGGCATTCATCTCCTGGACTAGATCAAGCAGATCACACACAATCTGAAAGATGTTCACTGCCTCAGAGCCGACCCAGCTTTTTGAAGCCTGCAGGCGCTGGCTTTTGCTGGTGATGCTCTCACGCAGTCCCTGAATCCGTTCGTGCATGTCGCCACCCACCGTTGTGTTGTGCTTCTGCCCGATCACCAGGTTCAGATCCCGGCCAGTCGCCTGCTGCAGGTCATCTACTGCGGCAAGACTCGCAGATCCGCCCGACAGCAGCTTTAGCGCTCCCAGAGCCTCGATCTTCTTCACGCCACCCACTGACTCGGTCGAATGGTCGTCCACCGTTCTGGTGTGACTCTGGAAGCTTTCGGTGTTCGTCATGGCGTCGACTTCGCGCTCAATCGCATGGTCCTGGATCTTGCCGTCAGTCTTGCGCAGCCAGTTACCGTCCGCGTCGACGCGCTGCTGTACGGCGTCACTGTGCTGCCACACCTGGTCGCCCTTGGGCACCTTCGGCAGTGTCAGGCCGTGCGGCAGGATGGTCTGGATGTAGGGCTTGTGCGGCAGGCCATAAGCGAAGCACACCACCACGCTGGTGCCCTCTTCCGGAAATGCAAAGAATCCCATCTCATCGCCACCCACCGGCATGGGCAGCGGCACGCCGGCCAGCACCGGCAACGTCGTGTCGATCTCGCCATCTGGTCCCATCACCTGCAGGTCGACCGAGAAGCGCGGGCGGAAGTCGTCACACAGCCCGGCGCTGGCCGGCGCATCCGCCACCGCCACAACCTTGGCGAAACGCGGTAGGTGATAGCTACCAGTGAGTTCAGGAAATTGTCGTTCTACGCTGCGCTTGATTGCGTCGTCCATTTGATAGCCATCTGTGTGCCGACCAGCGTCACGTTCGTGATCCGCTCGCCCTGGTTGATTGATACGCCCGGACGCAGGCCTGGCAAGGCCGCAATCATGGCACTCTGGCTGCCCTGGTAACCGTCGAAAAGGTTAACCGGCAACTGCAACGGCGACCGAGCGCCGTAGAAACTGTCAGCCCAGGCACCGACGTAGATCTCGCCGTCACCCTGTTGCTGCCAGATAAAGTCCTTGATGCCGAACACCCGCGCCATGCTGTCCAGCGCCTGATAACCAGCGGCCAAGTTGTAGAAGAACGGCGTCTTGACGCGTGTGTAGGCTTGATCCGGAACCCGGAAACGCAGGCCGGTCTTGCTATCGATATCAGCCAGCACAGCGCGCAGATCCACGTGGCGTAGGTTCATGGGCAACGGGTTGGCCAGCACCGCGGCTAACTCACGACACAGCACCACCTGCTCGATCCCGTTGGTGGCGGTGCAGCGTTCGACGTAGCCAATGAAATGACGCTGCAGGACCGCTTCGTTGTAGCCGATATCGAACGTGACCAAACCTTTGACGGTAACGCCGGCCTTGATCGTGAACGCGGCACGGCCCGGACTCTTGAGGTCCAGACGAACATCGTCGTTGATAAGCGGCATAGTCACGCCGCCGATCGTCAGCACCTTGTGCAGCTTCATGCTCATGGCGTGCCGCCCAGATAGGTGTCCACCTTCTTGAGCACCGCTTCAAAGCCTGTCAGCTCTTCGGGCGTGCCCGATCCGCTGCCTGCAACACCGTCACCTGGTGCTGACTGCGACGTTACGCCGTTGCCGGCGCGCCGGTTCTCGACCTTCTCCGGGTTGGATAGCTTCTCGCTCAGGGTGAACTGGACGATCCATTGGGCCAGTGTGTCGTCCTCACGGGCACTGACCCCGTCAGAGAACGTCACCTGTCGGATGCCAAAGGCCTTGGCCGTGTCATTCACGATGCGGTAGGTCTGGAGCTGGCCACCGCCTGCAGTCGCCTCGGCCAGGCGCATGATCGTGCGCAGGTCCTCGAGGGCCTTGTAGGGGATTGTCAGCGCGACGGTCAGCGTCTTGGGTTTGAAACCCTTGTGCGACTTGTCGGTTGCCGATGTCTGGCCGCCCAGCTCGTCGGCCTCAATCTTGAGGTTGGCCGTCAGCTTCATGCGGTGGCCGATGATCTGCTCGCCGTTGAGTAGCAGCGTCATAGGCCCACCAGCTCCTGGACAAAGCTCAGGCTCTCTGCAGATCCCACTAGCAGCGCGCCGGCACACAGCGGCCATTCATGGCCCGGTGCTTCGCCCTCGAGTAGTTCGCGGCGCAGCTGGCCCAGGTCACCCGGTCCCAGCATCCTAGACTGGATCGACACGTCGTCGGCACTGTTGGTGAACTGGGCTTTCAGGTCGGCCAGCTGCTGATCGCGCTCCTGGGCCTGCGCCTTCTTTCGTGCCTGCAGATCTGCGAGGTCCGCCATGGGCGAGCTGTCAGCAGCATAGCCCTCAAGTACAGCCAGTTGGCCGGCCATGGACTGGCTGGCCAGCTTGGTGATCGGACACCGCTGCAGCGGCAACTGGCTCCAGAGCGGCATTTGCCCGGCGATCGGCATGACCCACTTTTCCACCTCCAGCTTGGCCAGGTGTTCGGCCCGACGTTCGGCGCGCACCAGGTCCGGCATAGGCAGCACGACGTTGAACCGACCCAACGTCGCCGCAAGCTGGTCCAGACGCGTGGCGAGGAAGATCAGCACCAAGGCGCTTTGCTGACCTTGAGGGCGGACAGCGTCAGTGGTGTCCGTCAGCTTGTCAGCCAGTAGTTGTAGCAGGTTCGGCGCGGACAAAAAGCGCTGGTGGCCGCCGCTGCCCTGGCCAACCCCGTGCTGGAATGGCGTCACGACGATACACGACGGGACATTCTCGAACTGGTCCGCCAAGGCGGTACGGCCGGCGCTGATCGCCGCTTGTGCGGCGCCGCCGATCGGCCCCGGGCTGGTGGTCGCGATGTCGGCTAGCTTGGAGACTCGTTCCCCAGTGCTGAGCATTTCGCCCTGGATAAGATTGCGAGCGCCGGCCATCTGGTCCATCCATTGAGTGGCTTGTGCCGGCCAGCGAAACTTGATGTTGGTCCAACTCATGGCAGCACCAACCAGGTCGGGGCTGATGGGCGGGCTGAAATGTCAGGGAACGACGAATGCTCCGGCCAATCACGCAGCGCGCCACGATAGGCCTGCAGCGCCATGTAGTGTTCCACCGACAACGTCGTTGCCTGCCCCGCTTCGAGCTCGTCACGGTGACGGTTGACCATCCCATCGGTCTGTTTGAGCTGATAGTCCCGCCAGCAACGATCATTCTCGCGCAGCGTCTCGATGCTGGGACCAAACGGCGCAATAGCAGCAGGTCGACCACTGTCATCCAGGCCGATACGCATGCCGTTGCTTTGTGCCTCCAGTAAGGATTGGTAGTGCTCTATGCTGATCTCGATCAGATCGCTCGCCGGGGGCAGCAGGCATTCCGGATTGTCGACGGTAATCTGCGGCACCGGGACGCCGAGGTCATCGATCTCGATCATCGGCACGGACTCCTCCTGGCTGTGGTCGCCCGCGATGTATGCGGGATCCGGGACCAGGATCTTCGGTCGTTCGAAGGTTGGGTCATCGATGGTGATGGATCGGGGGCCGTGGCTCGCGCTGCTGTAAAACCCGCCCGACGGGCGACCGTAAAAGAACTCCATTTATTTCCCCGTTACGCGGTAGTGGATGGTGATGGGGGTGTTGCTTGAGTTACTGCCGGCAACGCGTTGAACGCGTACGGTCATGGCGCCCAAGCCAGAGCTATGAAACCCCACCAGGTTCTCGGCAATTTCAGTGGTCTCTCCGACCGCCTCAATGCCGAACGTCACAGAGTGGAACGCGGCCGGGAAAGACATCGGAAAATAAATCCCCGCTTCCGCCACTGCCCCGACGGCATTCGGCGATACCAGAGTGACTCGCCCCCACTGCTCGATGCGACCGGTGTCAGCATCTTTGTGCCAGCCGTTGACCTCAACCGAGGCAGTGTTTTTCGGCCGGTTGGCTTCGGTCCAAAAACGGTACCGAGCGTTTCCCGCTGACCAGCCACCGAAAGCAAACTGGTTGTCCGTGTCCAGACCAAAGAACGTGCCGTAGGACCCGCCCCGATGAAATGTAATCACTGCTGAAGCGGCCGGGTTATTGCCGTTCACAATCGCCAGAGGGGCATGGCCTTGGTTGTGAGCACCCGCCGCTGCCAGCGAAGGAACCTGACCGAGGCTGAATGCGGTGTAGCCGTTTTCACCCGCGAGCCGCACAAAACGCCCATCTGACTGGCTGGCGGTATAGGCGTCGGTGATGCCATAGCCACCGAGGGTGGTGGCGACGTTGGCCTTGCCGGCAGGATTGAAGTTGCCCGAGTGGTACAGCTTGTACTGCGGCTGGCCAGGGTCAGATCCGCCCAGATACAGCTCATTGTCAGTTTGGAGCCCCAGCATCCGCGCCACACCACGCGAAGAGGCATGAAAGGTAATGGCTGGGTGCAAATCCGAATCGAGAACCAGGCCCGCAGATCCCCAAACGCCGAGTTGAGCATCTGCTTTGCGGCTGTATAGTCGGCCGGTCACCGTGCCGCCGCTGGTCGACAGTTTCCCCGCCAGGGCATTGGTCATGCTTGTGGCAAAGTTGGGATCGTTGCCCAGGGCCGTCGCCAGCTCCTTGAGGGTGTCGAGCGCCGCCGGCGACGAGTCCACCAGGGCGGCGACCACCGAATGCACAAAGGCAGTGTTCGCGGCCTGCTGGTCCTTGGTCGTGGCCGGTAGCGAAGGCACTCTGACCGGGCCGGTAAATGCTGCCCCCGCCAGATCAGCTTTAAGGGCCGGATTGAAGTTACCGGTGTCCCACGGCTCGCGGCCAAACAGATAAGCACGCTGGTTGGCCAGATCCAGGTTCAGCGGATCCGGTACGCCTGTCGAAAAGATTCGGAACGTATGGTTATACACATCAGCAAAGACGGTACGTAACGTCGTCGCCCAGCGCACCTCTGGCGAGTCATTGCTACCGTTATTGAGCACGATGGACTGCGTAGTGTTGATCGTACCCGTGACATTCCCACCGTTTTTGTTGAGCTTGGTGTCGACTAGGGCCTCGAGCAGGTGGCGTACCGCTACGACCATTTTGGTGGTGGCCAACACTTGATCACTGTTGCTGGTTGGATCACTGCTGATCGCATTGGGAATCTGGTCCAGCTTCACGTCATCTTTAGTGGTGGCCCGGGCGCGCAGATTGGGATAGTCGCCAACCCGGGAGGCCAGGTGTTTGATCAGTTCAGTGATGATCGGCTCGACGCTGCGCAGATCGGTAATCAACGATGAGGTGGGCAAGTCGGCCAACGGCACCAAGTAATGGCGTGCGCCGGCACCGTCGTTGTAATCCACCTTGTCCATGCCAAACACCACTTGGAACGTACCCACCACGTCGCTGTGATCGCGCTGCAGAGACACATCCAGCCAGGCCTTGTTGGGCACCGACGGCACGACGACCGGCAGGACGGCTGTCGACTCCAGACGAATTCCTTCGACATAAGCCACCCCCGCCTTGAGCTGGTAAGTGCTACCGACTTTCTCCAGCTTCAAACCGCTATCAAAGAAGCAGGCACGGCCAAACACATCGCGATTGCTCAGCCGCTCGCGTTCGTCGATGCCTTTGAGGCGTACAGTGAAGTCGTGCTGCCAGGTGCTTGCATCGATCTTGATGCCGGTCAGCTGCTGGGCACCGTCGAACACCACCAGGAAGTTGCGCGTCACGTTGTTGCCGATCTGGTCAGGCAGGACGTTCTTGCGCTTCTGTTGCAACGGCACGTAGGCGACCGACAGCAGCACGTCGTCGCTGGTCTCCAGGCCGATCCAGTTCCAGTCGAAGTCACCGATATCGGTGCCCATCAGCAGGCTGTACACCACCTGATTAGGGTTCACATAGCCCTGCTGGGTGATGTTTGCGGTGTAGACGATCTGGGCCGCTGGCGGCTTCACGCCGGCGCGATTGACCGGGCCGCTCACATTGAGGCCGGGCACGTTGGCCAGCACGAAGCGGGCCACGGTCAGCGGCAGGTTGGCCGCTTGTTTCTGGGCGATCAGTTTCTCGCCGGCGAGGGTGATACTTGCAGCCATGAGGGCTCCTAAAGGCTGGCGACCAACGTTTGCTGATCGTCATTGAAATCCACCAGGGCAACAGCAAGCCGCACCGGGGTGATGGTTACGAAGTCGTACCGGCGACAGGTGCGCCCGTACTGACGGATCAGCACGCGCAACAGGTCGGGGTTCTCGGACAATTGGGAATCGCTCAGGGTGAGCAGCACGACGTCCCAGTCGCGTTCGGGCAAGCGTTCCTGAATCTCTACATAGCCGACGCCCAAGCGCTCCAGGATGCGTTTCAAACCGGCAGTGCTGCCGGCGTCCACGGAGTTGATAAAGGCGTACTTGACCCGCAGACGGAACAGGCTTTCAGGTTCGGCGGGAAACCGCGTGACATCGCGCTGCCAGGCCCACAGCTCCAAAATAGACAGGTGGCACGTGTCCGCGTCTAACTGCAGGTACGGCCAGCGCAGCCACTCGGTGGCCTGTTCCCACCAGAGCTGGGCGGTGGTGACCAGCTTGGTCAGCTCCAGCCCTTCGAGCCAGAACGGCAGCTTGAGCTTGATCATTGCAGGACCACCGCCAGGGTGCTGATGCGCGGGATGTCCAAGGCCGAGACGATGTCGCTGTTGGCGAACCGCAACGAACTGATATCCGGAAACTGAACGTGCAGCTCTTCGGTCAGGCGGCTGAAACTGAAACGTGACTGGGGAAATGTCCGAGTCGGCGCGTAGTCACTCTGGGTGCTTTCGCGGAACGCGGCGCGGATGAACAGCCCGACCTCAGCCTGCAGCGTCTGCAGCTGCAGCGCTGTCAGGTTCGCCACCGGCCAGACCTTGACGCTGATCACGTGCAGAGTTTCAGGCATGGCCATGGCCAGCAGATCGTCGCCGTGGCCATGGTTGCCGCCGTCGCGGATAGGCGGTGCAGGTTTCACCTGGACTCTCGCTGCAGCACCCTGGGCCGGCGCAGATCGAGCGACCGCTGCCGGCAGTTGTGGACCCGGTACAGGTGCTCCCACCTGACCGGGCAGATCTGGCACCTTCGGCGGCTCTGGCAGATCACCAAACGTGGTTTCTATGTTGATGCCGGGGATCTTGTTGGCCATCTCGATCAGGCCATTGATTGCGCCCTTGGCCACGCGCATCGGCGTGTCAGCAATGCTCACGGCGGCATTGGCCAGCCGACCGGCCAGCACGCCCAGGTTGTTGCCGTGCAGTTGCGGTACCGGCAGAACCCGAGGCGCAGCCAGGCCGTCGACGATGGCTTTCTGCTCGACGACGTAAGCGCTCCAGCTCAGCTGCGGTGCAATGCCGGCAGTGGCGGCCATCACGAAGACGCGGCGGCCCAGCTTGTTGCTCAGGTCGTTGGCTGCAACGTGCATCGCTGACAGCTCGGCCTGAGTGGTTGCCGGGTTGACGATCACCACCGCTTCGAAGGAATAACTGCGGGTCGCGCTCTCAAGCGCCTGTTGCCAAGTGGTTTCGCCTGCAATCGGAGCAGCGATGCATGCCCAGCGATCGCCGCCGTTGCTGCGTGCTGCCAGGATTTGGGTTTTCAGGTCGCTGTCTGCAACGCCCAGCTGGACGTCCAGATCACTTTGGGTGTCCAACGGGACCAGCTTGCCGACGTTCTTGGCGGCGGGACCGATGAATAGGAAATAGCGTTCGATCTCGCTCACGGCACCCTGGCCGAGGTTGAGATTGTTAACGCTGACTTTGCCGAGTGCCATAAAGCGGTGCCTCGTTAGCGGGGTGAATTAAGGATTTGTTGCAGCACCAGGTTCACCAGTTGGCTGGTTTCGCTGTCGCTGGCACCGAGGAACTGACGCGCAGGCAGCTGGATGTTCCAGCTTTGCGCACCGGTGGATTCGGCTCGTTCGTCGTCCAGGACGCGGATCAGCAATCCCGCTCTGGCGTAGTTCAGGTGTTGCTGGATCCACGCCACGGATGGGCGGGTCAGGGTCTTTTTGCCTTCCTGACGGGTCTTGAAACCCAGACGGCGCAGGCTCTTGGCCTGTTTTTCGGTAGCGGCGGTGCCCGGCGGAACCTTGTTCCACTGGCGCATCTGCGCGGCGGTGCGCCGTTCGGACACGCCGTTGTGCTGCTGCGAGGCAACCCAACGGGTCAGCGTGTTACGCCAGCCCAGCTCCGCTTCGGTACCGGTCAGGCGAGTGACATCGAGCAGCTTGCCCAGGCCGGTTTCCATCTTCTTCTTGCCCTTGGACGTGTCCTTGCGGGCCGCGAACGGCGTTCCATTCAGGTTCTGCTGATTGCGGATCCGCTGGCGGCTCAGACTGCGCACGCGCTTGGCAACGTTGTTCAACAGACGTCTGCGCTTGGGCGTCGGAAGCTCCATCAAGGCGAGCAGGTCCTGGGCTTCGAGCATGCCGCGAATGTCCAGATCAAAGGCCATGCCCGGTCACCTCGCAGCTCTCAGCCACCCACAGTTCGAACGGCACGAACGACCAGGTATTGCCGAACGCCTCGATCTCGCCGGCAGGATCCTCGGCCAGGTACTGCGCTTCGGTGAACATCAGCTTGATGTCGACGTCGGCCAGGTCGTTGTCGAGCATGACCACGTCGAACACCACGTTTGGCAGACCGTCGCGGTCCTGGTCGTGGGTTTCCAGCCAGCTGCCTACCAGCGCAAACAGGCGCGCCGGGTGATCCGCGAAACGCTCGATCGAGATGGTCGCACCGTAATTCATGTCACCCATGTGCATGCCTTGGGTGTCAGGTTTCCAGACCAGCTCGACCTGCACCTGGTCGGTCCAGCTGTCGAGCTGCTCAGGTGCAACCAATTGGCGCTCGAGCAGGTAGGCGGTCAACGCCTTGAGCTTGATCACAGCAGCGCCGCCGTGATGCGACCACGGCCCTGCAGCGACCGCACAGCAGCCTGGCTGAACGCGAGGAAGGTTTCGGACCGCTCTGGCAATTCCTTGCCTACGTTTTCGGCGCTTTCGCGGCGGTTGACCGTGGCGAACTGAGTCAGCAGGCTGGCTTTGGCGCGGCTGTAGACGGCGCGCTTATAGGTCGCCACTTGAAAGGTGCGCTCTGGCAGGATGGTGGTGTCTGCGGATTCAACGTTGGACACGCCAGCGCCCTGCCAGCGCGCTTTTAACTTGGCCAGGTCGGTATTGACCTCGACCATGGCCATGTTCAGATCGGCGGCCAGCATCTCTACCAGGTACTCCGCCGGCAGGCGGTAACCCTTCTGAAACTCGGTCACAGAGAGATCAGGCCAAAAGCCGTCGTTCTCGATCGCCTGTTCCACAAAGGTGGTGGGTTTCCCGGAAAAGCTCATTGCGGGCCGCTCAAATAGGGGCGGGAAAACTGTTTCAGTGGGTCAGGGCCATAAATGGTTGGCTCACATCCACAGTTTCTCGCCGGGGGGGTAGTCGGTTATTCGGTGCCGTTGCCGGCGTTTTCTTTGGCTTGCGCCTTGGCCAGCGCCTTGCGGCAGTCAGACAGGCGTGTCCCTACGCCGATGCTTTCGTAGAGCTGTTCGGCCCGTTCGAAGTGGTGAATTGCAACAGGCCAGTCCTTGCGGTGTAGCGCGATCATTCCCAGCAACTTGTGGTAGCGAGCCGGGATCCGCTCGAACAGCTGCCATTCGCCGTCGACACGGGGCAGCAGGTTGGAAACGTAGGGCTCAGGGCTGCGCCTGGCCTTGAATTCCGCCTCGGCCCAATCGATCACCTCGTCTGCAACGAAGGTCGGAATGTCGCGGTTGAAGCGCTCAGGCAGCGCCTGGCCCTGGGATATGGCGAAGTCGGCCAGCTCCAGGCCCTGGGTGAACTGCTCGGTGTCGAACAGCCAGATCAGGACATACACCAGCACCGAGTTCTGGAAATTCAATTCCGAATCGCGGTACCGCTGTACGTAATCCAGGTACTTGGGCAGCAGCTCGTCACGCTTGAGCAGCTGGCGCTGCTCGCGGCTGTTGATCGCGCTGATGCGCTCCAGATCACCCGCCAAGGCGTCTTCCATCAGCTTCAAATGCTTGCGTGCATTGGCAGGACTGGACAACGCGGTGTCAGCCGAATAAGCCATCTGTGCACCGGCGACCGCAGCCGCTGGGCCTTCTGCGATCAAGCGGCGTTTGTGCGCCAGTGCCAGGCTCATGCCTTCACCAATTCGACGTTTTCAGTCATGGCGAACTTTTCCAGCTGCTCGATCACATAGCCTTCGTTACGGCTGTTGTAATCCTCGACGCGGGAGCGCTTCGGGTTATCAACGGTCTGCTTGCGCCAGCTGGAGTCCTGGAAGTAGATCGACAGGTTGTCGAAGCTGGTGACCACAACGGCGTTGACCGGGAAGAACGGCACGCTGAAGCTTGGCAGACCGCCGTAGGTCGCGATGACCTGAGCGTCTTCGATGCGTTCTTTCTCGGTCGGCACGTCGCCTTGCTTGGCGTACAGCTTGGCCTTGTCGGCTGGCGTGGTCAGTCATTCAAGTACCAGGCCGAGCAGGTCAAGAAGCTGACGGAGCGCTTCAACGTTCAGCACATCGGGATCGACACGACCGGCATCGGCTACGGCGTCTTCGACCTGGTGCGCGACTTCTATCCGCGTGCGACCTCGATCCACTACAGCCTGGAAACCAAGAACCTATTGGTACTCAAGGCGCAGGACACCATCCAGGGCAGCCGCATCGAATGGGACGCCGGCTGGAACGATATCGCCCAGGCCTTCCTGACAATCAAGCGCGGCACAACCGCCAGCGGCCAGGTGACCTACAGCGCGTCGCGAACCGACGCGACCGGTCACGCGGACGTGGCCTGGGCGGTCATGCACGCCCTGCAGTACGAACCCCTCAACACGGACAAAAAGCGGCGCAGTCGCTACGCACTCACTGGATCAACTTCCCATGGCAAAACCCAAAACCCTGCAGCAGGAAAAACCGGCGCAACGGCCCATGCATGCATTCACGTTCGGTGCTCCGGAATCCGTGCTGACCGACAACATCGCGCAGTACCTGGGCGTGTTCGCCAGCGACGACGGTCGCATCTTCACGCCGCCAGTATCACGCAGGGGGCTGGCCAAGCTGCTCAAGGCCAACGCACACCACGGCGCGATACCAGGGTTCAAACGCAATCTGCTGCTGCGTGAGTTCATACCTTCAGCAGGCCTGTCAGTGGCCGATATGAGTCGGGCTGCGCTGGACTTCATGGTGTTTGGCGAAGCGTACTTCTACCGGGTGCCTAACCTGCTGGGCCAGACTCTGGAGCTGCGACACCTGCCGGCCATCAACATGCGGGTCAAGGTCGACGGTGGGTTCATCCAGTTGGCGCAGAACGGGCGAGAGACGGAGTTCGACGCGGAAGAGATCGAGCACGTCCTCAACTACGACGTCGAACAGAACATTTACGGCGTGCCTGAGTACCTGGGCGGTCTGCAGGCACTGCTGCTCAACGAGGCAGCAACACTGTTTCGCCGGCGTTACTACAGCAACGGCGCGCATGCGGGATACATCTTCTACACCAACGACCCGAACCTGACCGAAGAGGACGAAAACGAGCTACGTGCGCAGATCACGGCCAGCAAGGGCGTGGGCAACTTCCGATCGATGTTCGTCAACATTCCGGGCGGTTCCGAGAAGGCCATTCAGATCATCCCGGTGGGTGACTTCCAGGCCAAAGACGAACTGGAAAAAGTGAAGAACATCACGCGCAATGACGTGATCGCGGCTTGGCGCATGAACCCGGCGCTGGCCGGGATCATCCCGGAGAACAGTGGCGGATTCGGTGACATCGAGAAGATCGATCGCGTTTACACCAGCAATGAGATCAGGCCGATCTGTCAGCTGTTTGACCAGGCTAATGCGACGTTGCGAGAGGAGCGGCGGTTCGCCTGGAAACCATTGCCGGATATATCTGTAACGGCTTGATATGACCGAAAGCACAGATAATGCCATTACAGATATGGCAAAATAGTAGCCATGGGATGGCCCTGGGGAGGGAACATGCGGATTTATTGCACAACATGCGGGCACAAGGGACGGATCAGCTCACGGGAAGAAGTGACGAGGGCGTATGTGAAGTTGTACTGCCAATGCTTGGACGCCAGTTGCGGCCATACATGGGTGGCAAACCTGACGTTTTCGCACACGCTCAGACCGTCCGGGCAGCAGCTGGACGTGATGCTTTTTGATCGGTTACGGGATCTGACACCTGACAAACAAAAAGAACTGTTTGAGCAACTGGGTAGACAGGCCGTCGCCTAAGAGCGAGGCCGCCGATCACTGACCAGCGGCAAGACTTCGGCTTACTCAGTCTCTGGATGCAGAGCCAACGCTTCCATTAAGCGCAGTACCTGACCTCTTTCTTGGTCTGTAATCTGGCGAAAATACTCAACCAGCTGATTCTCAGCGTCGGAGAGTGAAACTCGCTGGCTCCCAATCAGAGTGCAAATTTCACTTCTCATAGCTGCTGTATCCAACATGCCTTAACTCCTTGATATGCATTGAGGAGCAGGCTTTATCGGATTAAGGCTGATGTTTTTTATGGGACAAAGGAAAGATAGTGTCCGAGCTACTAACGAATTTATTCAACGTCATCCGCCATTGCTTTCAAAAATCGCCGTAGCGCTTTCTGATCGCCCGCTGGGATTCGGCGGTACTGCTCAACAATTTGAGCCTCTTCAGCTGTGAGGCCTTGGACCTGCTTAACCCCCGTGAGTACGTAAACCGTATCGACGCCAAGGGTGGCAACAGCTGCGAGATAAGCTGTGTCGGGGTTTCGAGCGCCCCGCTCGTAGCTTCCTTGCGTATTACGATTCACGCCACCCGCCTCGGCTAGATCCTCTTGGCTCAGCGCCAAACGCTCGCGCTCCTCCCGCAGGCGTTCACCCGAAGACTTTTCATTCCCTGAATTCGATGCACAAATTTTCAAGCTATCCCTCTGTACAAGACCAAAATAACGTGCATAATCAGTACCGCTGAACACGAAACAACCCAAACAAACAGGAGTGAACGCACTATGCACGCGCCAGTTACGCCTGAGCAAGCCCGCGCTGCGCTTGATCGTCAGGGGATGAGCATCGCTCAATTTAGTCGTCTTCATAGCTTGAACAAGAATTTGGTCAGCGACCTTCTAAACGGTCGTAGAAAAGGTCGCCGAGGGGAGGCACATCGGGCCGCCGTCCTTTTAGGGATTAAAGACGGCGTGATTGAACAGTAATGACACGCAGCAGCAGGGAAAAGCAGAACATGAAAAGCCCAGTTCTAAAGACACGCCGCGAAGTAGTCAGCGCGATCATCTGCAGTTATCCAGGTGGACGGGAGTGCGCAGCTGCTCGTATCGGCTTGGCATTGAAGAAGTTCGATAACCACGCTTACGAGAACAACAACAGTAGGCCACTCAGTGACGCGCAGCTGTTCCAACTGGAGCAAGAAGCCGGTACCCAGTATTTGGCTAACTACGTGGCGTCCATGTATGGAGGTCTTTTCGTTCCGGTGGCTGATCCTGATTCGCTGGACAACGTCGAGATGTATGCCCTTTCCATTCAAGCGGCGGCAAAGCGTGGATGCGTCGACCAGGAGATCTCTAAGGAAACTCTGAAAAAGACTTCCAAATCTGGTGAAATACGCCAGTCCCAAGCACTGAACGGTTGAGTCCCGATGAAGCAGATGTCCTTCGCTGACGCCGAATACGCTGGCAAACGCAAACAAACCCGCCGTGAACGCTTCCTGATCGAGATGGATCAGGTCGTGCCCTGGAATGGCTTGGTCAAACTGATCGAGCCACACTATCCAAAGGGCGAAGGTGGTCGCCCTGCCTATCCGTTGATGGCGATGTTGCGGGTTCATCTGATGCAAAACTGGTTCGGCTACAGCGATCCGGCCATGGAAGAATCGCTCTACGAAACCACAATTCTGCGACAGTTTGCAGGACTGCACCTGGATCGGATTCCGGACGAAACCACGATCCTCAATTTCCGCCGACTGCTGGAGAAACATGAGCTGGCCGGTGGGATTTTGCAGGTCATCAATGGCTATTTGGGCGACCGTGGTTTGTTGCTGCGCCAGGGCACCGTGGTCGATGCAACGATCATCCATGCGGCGAGTTCGACCAAGAACGAGGACGGAAAACGTGACCCTGAAATGCACCAGACGAAGAAAGGAAATCAATATTTCTTCGGGATGAAAGCGCACATCGGTGTCGATGCCGAATCCGGTTTGGTGCATAGCGTGGTGGGCACGGCGGCGAATGTAGCTGACGTAACTCAGGTCGACCAGTTACTGCACGGAGAAGAAACTTACGTCTCTGGCGACGCGGGCTACACCGGTGTCGAAAAGCGTCCCGAGCATCAAAATCGCCAAATGATATGGTCGATTGCAGCGCGGCCCAGCAGTTATAAAAAGCATGCAAAGGAAAGTCTGATCGGGCGCATGCGTCGCAAAATCGAATACGCGAAAGCTCAACTGCGCGCCAAGGTTGAGCATCCGTTTCGAGTGATCAAACGCCAGTTTGGTTATACGAAAGTACGCTTCCGAGGCCTGCTGAAAAACACTGCGCAGCAGACCACGCTATTTGCTCTGTCCAATCTGTGGATGATGCGAAAACGACTGCTGAATACAGGAGAGGTGCGCCTGTAATGTGGACAATTGACGCTAAAAAGCGCTTGTCCGAAGAAAAAAGAGGAGTTGGGCGAGGCAAAGGTCTGATTTTCGATTGAAACGACGTTTTTTGAAACTTTGAAGCAACGGGAGGGTTAAAAAGTCTGCCTACTTCAGACCTTCCCTAAGGCTCTTGCCGACGGCTGCATTAGCGCAGCCGAGGCCGAGCACATTCTCAATGCACACAACCTGCACATGGCTGCACGTCATGCGGAAGTGTTGGCAGCTATCGATCTGTACCGCGCTAAATCAGGGACTGAAAAATGAACAACGTATCAGCTGATATGGATTATCAAGAGACCATCCGCGCTGCAGCTCAGACATTTATCGAGCGCCATCAGGGCGAGCACTTGGGCGATCTGGGCCAACTGCTCAGTCGAACGACCGATCACCTGGTCGAAAGCTTTGAGGTCAAAGAGTCTTTTGCAAACCATCTGGTGCACCAGGCCTACAGCAACGTTCTGGCAGTCATCGGTCGCCAGCGTATAGACCTTCAGGCAAGCGCAGAAATGACAGTAGTGATCAGTGATCCCATTCGAGGACTCGCTTGGTCTGTACCTGTTCATCTGATCTATGAACACCTGATCGCTGCCGGCCACGGCAAACCCGTCTCCCCCGCCACTTAAACACCCCCAAACATTGCCTGCCCCACTCCAGTGGGTATGGGTGAGCTGCGCCTAAATTCGAGGTTTAACGATGGCCAACGCCGTGATCGTCACCGCTCAATTGCCCCAGGCAGAGGCTCAAGCACTGCTTGAAGCACTGCGTGAACAGTATCGCCTGAGGCTCAATGAATACTGGTACGACGACCAATACCGCTTTGTAGCGGACGGCCACCATAACGGTCGAGCAGCGGTTTGGCCTGCATGACCTCAAGCGGCGGGGGATTACCGACACAGCCGGCAACCGCGCGGACAAACAGGAGGCCAGCGGTCACCGGGACGGGGCCATGATGGATGTCTACGATCTCAGCCTGCCACTTGTTAATGCCTCACGGACGTAAATCTAATGGATACGTAACAGAGGGATTTTCTCACACGCCTGCTTCGCATCGAGCGAGAGTGATCAGCAGCTGACGCATATGTGGAGACAGAGCAAGATGGAATGTCGAGAGAAATAGCGCCCACCCATATGTCGTGGAACCGAATGGCTCATCTGGACACTCACCTATCAATTTTAGGGTAGCTAGCCAGCTCCTTGATCCAAGAGCCATGTCGAAAACAATCTGAGGTACGTATGAAGATAAATATGGCAACGCCATCGATAGCTATCTTGCATCATCAGGAAAACCATGCTCCACAGGCAGCAAGCGCGCCTCAACCTGAGCATGGGCAAACAAATGAGCAACAGCCTCTGGACTTAGCATTGAGGCCCAGGGCACGCGGGATACATCCGTTTCTAGCCTTGATGTTGGGTGACAAAGGCTGCGCATCTTCTTCAAGTGTAAGTCTAGGAGATGATTCTACTACACAAGTTAACTTAGAAGATTTTGCGGTCGCGTCAAGAGATGTTAATCGAAACAACATCTGCGCAGGTCTTTCCACCGAGTGGCTTGTAATGAGCAACAGCGGCGACGCTGAGTCGCGCATGGACCACCTTGACTATAATGGAGAAGGGCAAAGTAACGGAGCACAGAGGCATCAGGTCTATGACGATGCTTTATCCTCGGCACTTTCAAATGACGATGAAGCGCCGTTTTTCACTGCTAGCACCGCTGTCGTCGAGAATGCAGGTTTCTCATTACGCAGAGAACCTAAAACTGTTCATGCATCAGGTGGTAGTACGCAATTAGCCCAAACATTGGCAAACGATTTGGCTCAGGCAGGTAGAAAGCACTTGCTAAGCTTGCGCTTTGCAAGCGTTCAAGGCCACGCAATCGCTAGTTCTTGTGAAGGAACTAGGTTCAAATTGTTCGATCCCAATCTTGGTGAGTTTCAATCATCCCGTAGTGAAGCCCCCCAGATGCTTAAAGCTTTGATCGATCACTATAACAACTTGAATTACGACGTATACTGCGTAAACGAGTTTAGAGTTTCTTAGTGTTGAGTCGGTAGGTTTCGTCCTGATTTATGGACATAGCTACGCGGATAAGTGCAACCGTTTTTAGTCGACAATTGAAAAGCATCAGATACCGCTATTTCGCTTTCGATTGATCCCTAATCAGTATTTCAAAAAAGGGGTGATGCCCGATATTTCCACGCAACTAGGCTCTGTACGAAAAGTCGCCGGCGAAGGTCAGGCAAGGCAAAAACGGGGTAGGAAGCGAAGTCTACGGGTTGTAAATGAGCATTCCGAGCCTGTTTTTAACGCAGCATTACCGATGCGTAGCCACTTTACGTACAGAGCCTAGGACCTGCAGTATTTTTTGCGCCCCAGCCCATCACTTGCCGAGCGGTGCCTCTGGCGTCCAGCAGACGCCGAAAAAGCCCGTAAGAGCAGGCTTTTTGTGGGAACGATTGAACATAAGGCGCGTTATGCGAAGTAATACGGGAGGTCGATAAAAGCTTCCTTGGCGCGTGCCTTAGCGTCTTCCCGGCGGGGATTAGGCTTTGAGGTCTCACCACGAGCGTTTGCCATGGCGGCCGCTATCCCGGTAAGTTTCTTCTTACCCAAGACATAACAGACCACAGGTAAATCACCACCATGCGGTTCCGCAGATGACACCACAGCAACAATCTTCCAGCCTTTCTGCAGAGCCTCATTTACCTCGTCCACTATAAATAGCTCTTTGATTTCGTCGACTTCGTGCAGTTGCATAGGTAATTCCTTGCAGGTCGGATTGGCAGCATAAGCCTAGCGCATGGCATATCGGCTTAGTGAATTTTCATGCTTGTTTTGTTCTCAAAAGCCAAGCGGACTGGCTCAACAGTTCACGCAGGTTCAGTTTGGAGCCCACGTAACAAGGAGGGAATGTGCCAAGCGTTAGGCGGGATGCAGGGAGGCACCACGTAATACAAAAACCTCTAACCCGTTGATTTACATATTTAAAGCATCTTCCTTGTAATCAGTAGGTCCCGGGTTCGACTCCTGGTGCCGGCACTGTTGGCGCTGATTGAAAACTGACCCACCCTGCCGATTGAAAATTGACCCAGGACGGATTGCTGATTTTTGCCCCAGCAATTGTGGATAAGCTTAGCAGCAGTGTTCCGATTGAAGACGCATCAAGCCCCACCGCATGCAGCAGGGCATTTATGGTGCGGATCAAAATGGCTCATCGTCCTCGATATCATTTCCGTCCTTTCGCTTTCGTTCGCGTGTTTTGATCTTTGTCTGGGCAGCCAATGTGCTGTGTTGTAGGCGGTAGGACTCGTTGCCCGTTTCGACGATGTGGCAGTGGTGTGTCAGCCGATCCAGCAACGCGGTGGTCATCTTGGCGTCGCCAAACACACTCGACCATTCCGAGAAGCTCAGGTTGGTGGTGATGACCACGCTGGTGTGTTCGTACAGTTTGGACAGCAGGTGAAATAACAGGGCGCCACCGCTTTGGCTGAAGGGCAAATATCCGAGTTCATCCAGTATCACCAGGTCTGTGCGCAGCAGTGCCTGGGCGATTCGCCCTGCCTTGCCATCGTACTTCTCACGCTCCAGCAGATTCACCAGATCCACCGTGGAAAAGAAGCGCACGCGTTTGTTGTAGGCCGTGATTCCGGATACAGCCAAGGCACTGGCCAGGTGTGTTTTCCCGGTGCCAGGGCCGCCGATGAACACGACATTCTGCGCGGTTTCAGTGAACGCCAAGCTGGATAGATCGCTGACCAGCCGGGCATCAGCGCTGGAAGCGCTGAAGTCAAAGCCAGCTAAGTCACGGTGCATGGGGAGTTTTGCCATGTTCATCTGATGATTCACCGAGCGCACCGCGCGATCCGCATGTTCCTGCTGAAGCAGATGTTCCAGCAGCCATTTCGATGAAGCCGTCGACGCTGTTCCTTGAGAGACCAGTTCTTCCCAAGCACTGGCCATGCCGTGCAGGCGCAGTTCTTTGAGTTCAGTCATTAGGTCACGCATTGCGATTCTCCTCATCGGTCGTACGGAGCCGGTCGTAGCGTGCTGTATTGGCAACCGGCGCCACTTTGAGTTGCAGGCTGGTTTCTACACAGGGAGGTGGTGCGGTGGAGGTCAGGCGGGCAACGACATTGAGGATGTGATCGGCGCTCAGACTTCCCGATTCAAGTACCAGCTCCACCGCCACCAGCACTGGTTCGAGACCGGCGATGGGCACAGCAGCCAGTACCTGCATCATGATTCGATCACCGTTGGTGTGACGCCTCAGTCCGCGTTTAAGAAGCTGTAACGGTTTTGGCAGATCAGCAAATGGAGCGCCATTGCGCAGTGCACCAGGCTTGCGTTCGATGAGTGGGATGTAGTGCTGCCAGTCAAAACCGATCTGATCTCGATCAAAGAGGCGCTCGTGACTGGCGATCACCGTTTCGTCGGCAATGACCACGATTCGCGAAGGGTACAAACGGCTGCTGACCCATTGATCCACACGCTCGCAAGGCACCGAATAACGATTGCGCGCCACGCTGATCAGGCAGGTGCTAGAGACACGGACGGTGCGTTCCACGTAGCCATCAAAGGCCGTCGGCATCGGCATCATTTCAGCCTGCTCCAGCTCCAGGGCTTCTGCCACCGTCAAACCGTTGTACTGCGGATGTACAAGTTCAGCCCAGAGCGTACGACAGCGTTGGCCGAGCCAGACGTTCAGCTCCTCGAAGGTATGGAACATGCAATTTTGAGCATCGAGCCAGATTCGCCTCCGGCTGTCTTGCACGTTCTTTTCGACGATGCCTTTCTCCCAGCCAGAGGCCACGTTGCAGAAGTCCGGATCGAACAGATAGTGCGCGCACATCACGGAAAACCGGGCATTGACCGTGCGGCCTTTGCCTTTGTTAACCTTGTCGACAGCCGTTTTCATGTTGTCGTAGATGCCGCGACGTGGCACGCCACCCAACGCTCCAAACGAACGTGTATGGGCATCAAACAGCATCTCGTGGCCTTGACTGGGGTACGCAACCAACCAGAACGCGCGACTTGCGCACAGCTTCATATGGGAGACCTGGATACGTCGAAACAGGCCACCGATCAGCAGGCCTTCTTCGCTCCAGTCAAACTGAAAGGCCTCACCGAGGGCAAAAGTCAGCGGTACAAAAGCGCGTACAGACTTGCCTTGCTCGCACCGCCAAGAGCGGACAAACGCCGTGAGCTGGCTGTAACCGCCGTCATAACCCTCGGCCTTGATCTGCTCAAAAAGTGCCTTGGCGCTCCTACGGTTGTGTTTTGGCCGGAACGAATCAGCCTTGAGCGCCTGCTCTAAGGTCTCGTGAAAAGGGTTGAGCTTATTGAAGGATGCGCACCGTTGGTACGCCGGTTGATTGGCTTCGGGCGCTCTGACCCATTTTCGGATGGTGTTTCTCGACAGCCCGGTACGCTTGGCTATCTGATGCAGCGAGAGCTTGTCGCGGAAGTACATCCGCCGGATTTTTCCCAACATTTCCATGCTGATCACCCTGTGTTCTCCTGCTCAAAAAGTGAGCAGAAGCAGTTGAACACCTGGGTCAGTTTTCAGTCGGCAGAACAGCCTCTACTGGGTCAGTTTTCGGTCAGCGGCAACAGCCCAGTACCTTGACAGCGCTTACTAACTGCTCGCGCGTGTTTTAATTTGAGGTGCCAACCAACTCTAGAAATGCTTGGCAGACCCTCCAGAAAGGACTGATATCAGTCTGGAGCCTATCCTTTTGAATGACCGTTTTTGGCCGGCTATCAAGCGTTGCTCGGTTTAGCCATACTTGTCCTTCCAAACGTGGAGAACATGTCATGAACATCAGCGCTATCTGACCCTACATCAAGGGTATACTCGGTGGGGTCCGTGGCGCGGATACGGTCAGTGAACTTTAGCTTAAGTATCGTTGCGTATGTACCCACTCTCTAATACTGGAGTGACGACCACTCAGTGCACTGACGTGCAGCTGTTAAGACTCATGCCTATCTGGACTGAGTAGTCTGCCGAACGGATCTGCAGTCTCAAACCCAAAGTTTCAGGGCAAATGGATTAGAACTAGAGTTGTCCGACATCACTCCAGGATAGAAGTCGCTAAGCTGTGGAGTAGATTTTCTCAAATTTTAACTTAATTTCAGCCTGGGAAACTGGATGGGCCATACCTACAGAAACTTATAAGTAAAGTACGGCCTACATTGACTTCGCTGACAATTACGGTTTTTTTGGTTTCGACGCCTTTGTTATCCGCTTTGCCTTAACGGTAGGCACAGCCATATCGTATTGTTCGAGCCTCACAGAGTTCAATGTTGCAAATGGAGGAAGATCAGTCATGGCATCCTTAACCCGACGCGCATCGTACAAACAGGTAAACGAGACATCTGTGTTTGCATTAGCATAGCCCTTAGCTTGGGTAATCCCTTCCTTAGCCCATTTAAGGTTGCTGTCAAAAGATCTTTTAGGTGACAGCACCTTAAGTTCAATTACAGTATTAACCTGAACATTTGAGCCCGGACTCGTTTCCCTTTGTGTGTATATATCAGTTCTACCGCCTTGATTGCTAATTTCTTCATTAACAAATACACCAGACCGGCGATAGAATGACCTCAGATATGTTAACAAAAAAGATTGAATTTGCCTCTCTGGAGATGTACGTAAATCATACTGAGTTTTCGCAGTATTAAGCTCCCACATGGTGCGAGCCGCAATGGCAGTAGACGTGCTCAGATACTCATGATGAAAGTCATGTAAATCTTTCGCTAACCCATTCGGGGTGACCGCGTGATCTGTAGTTTTAATCAAACGCTCTTCAGGTTCATGAATCCATTCGCTTAATGGCTGACCTGCACGATGAAACTGCATAGCCTGCTGACCGAATTTTCCGACGACAAAGGTATGAGCATCTGAAAGATAAGCTTCTACGAAGTCGTAAGCTTCATCCACGGTCAAGGTTTCGGACAGTCTTAGCATGGTCCTGAAATTCTGATTACATATGAGAATACCTTCACCGACGGTGCCTGATCGTCTCCTGGCTTTGGTGACGCCCCCAGAGATATAGCCTTCGAATCCCCAGTAGATATCTGGGGTCTCTGCAAAAATAATCAAAAGTGCCCGGTCCGCGCAGCCATAGTCGCCAGGCGAGCGCACACTTTGCCAATAACGATAGAATTCGATGGCTTCCTGAATGAATTGGTCCTCTGCGCTGCCAGAGTTACCAGGACTTAGTACCTCGAGATGACTTTTCTCGGAAGACGTAAACATCGACTCATTAGTCAT